TGAGATTTGTCTTTTAAAAGTGTTTTAATTTTCTCCTGAACAGTTGGAGAGTTAAGGTAGTTTTTTACAGACAATTGATTGTTTGTCATGGTTTGAATTGATAATTTATAATTTATGTAATGTTATCAAATTATTGATAAGTTGTCAACACTAATTCATAGCTGAAAAATCATGGCCTAAGTAAGCACATGTATCTTGCACTTTGCCGGTGTTGTACAAACACAATGCTTGATTAAATGTTAAGTCAGAATGTTTACTAACCCATGCCTCAAGTGCCATTATAGACTCACTGAATGTGTCAAAACATAGCTTGTCGAAAACAGCATATCCAAACTCATTACTCTTGCCTTGTTTGTTGCAGTACATGTGGTGTCCTTCTGGCGCGCCACCTCTTCCTGTTTCCCTGTACCAGATGTGATCAATAAATTCTGGGTGTCTTGAGTAGTATACTAAAAATGCTTTTTGCTCAAATGATAAATTTTCAACAACTGGCATTGTGTCTTTTACAACTGGTGGTGTTACATCATCTTTTTCTTTTTCAATCGTTATTGGTTCTAAAAAATCTATTTTTTTATCTTGAGATGTCTCAATTTCTGTTTTATTTACGCTGTTGTGGTAAAAAAATGCATAAAACATTATAAGAGTAAAAAGTAACATAACAAGCCAGATAAAAAGCCTGTCTCTGGTTATGCCGTTTCGGCGCATAAAGGCTTTAATTTTTCGACGATAGTTCATAAATAAAAATAAAATTATTAATTAATCCAAGATTTAATTATCTCTTGTAAGTTCTCTAATTTGTCAAACGTTGAGAATATTAATGTTCTTTCAGCTACAGCATAATTTTTTATACTTTCATCGTATACTCTTAATTTAAAAAGTTCTTCCTCATTTTTTACTTTTGTTATTTCAATAATTTTCATAATTTAAAAGTAAATTTATAATTCGTATGTTTCAGATGATACTGTAACTTTATACCCTAAATTTTTAATGTTCTCGATTGCTCGAGCTGTAAATGTTTTTACTCCAAGAAGTATTGCAAATTTCTTTGCAATGTCACAAGCAGGATAAAGAAGATCGTTTCCATATACATTTTTTTTGAATAGTTTAAGTTCCATAAATTGATAATTGAATTGATAATTATGTTGATTATAGATTATCATTTTGTTTATGTCAAGAGCATTTATATTTTTTGATATGTATGCCATATGTAAGTAACCATTTGACAATGTAAAAAAATCGGTGTAGTATGCAAGTTGTCAGTTGCTTTTTAAACCCTACCACAGGCAAAACCTACCACAAGGCAACTGACGTATTAAAAATTAATAAAACGAAATATGAACCTCGACACAAGAGCCAAGCTCTTAAAACTAAAAGGCATATTAAGCGAGATATCTCATGCCTCATTTTCATATGCTCAGATCTCAAAAGATTATCCAATACATGCACTTGATGAGCAAAAAGCACAGCAACTTATAAAAGCCTATGAAGACATAGTAAAAACTGTTAATAGATCGGTAAAGGCTTATGAAAACACCACAAGTTGAGGATGGTTATTTACGAATAGCAAATAGCATAGCTAAATATTTGGCGCAAACCTACATGAGTTCATATGAAAGCCAAATTTTATGGGTTGTCTTCCTAAAAACATACGGATACAACAAAAAAGAAGATTGGATCTCAAATAGCCAATTTGCAGAGCTTACTGGCATGCGCAAAGGTCATATCTCACGCACAATTAAAAAATTAGTAAATAGAAAAATAGTTACCCAAACAGGTAACAAAATAGCATTTCAGAAAGATAGCAGGCTCTGGTTAAAGTTACCTAAACAGGTAACTGTTACCCAAACAGGTAACTCAGTTACCCATTTGGGACCAACTGTTACCCATTTGGGACCAAAGTTACCCAAACAGGTAACCACAATAGACAATATACAAAAGACAATAACAAAAGACAATTTACAAAAGACATTTATTTTCACAAAAATTGAAAATCTTAGAAATTCTGATTTACAAGAATTAGCAGATCTGTACAAAGTTCCAGTTAGCTACGTTGAAAGTAAAAAGGATGATCTTGCAAAGTATTGCGAGGCCAAAGGCACAACATATAAAAATTACAAGGCTGCTTTATCTTTGTGGATAAAAAATGATGTCAAGGCTGGAAAAGCACCAGTTAAAGTTGTAAAGACATACCCAGATGACGAGATTAGAAAAAAGTATCCAAATTTTTAAAAATTTAAAACAAACATATGTTTAGCTTAAGAGAACTTCTTGAGGAGGTTCAAAACAATCCAAAACCACCAGTTGATGAGGAGGCCGAAAAGAAAAGATGGTACAAGGCAAGGCTTTTGTTTCATGAGTTGAGTGCTGAGTACAAAAAGATTATTGATGAAAAGATAGCTAAGTTTGATCCAATAAAAAAAGCTATGAACATAGACGATTACAACAATTTAAAAGAACGATTAGAACTTTATGAAAGAACAGACGGTACAGTTTACAAATACTTTTTTGAAATAGATGGTTACGAGTGTATTTTGAGATGGGTTTCAAATAGAAAAAAAGACAAAGAATACGCTCATTATTTTATATTTAATGAGATCTTGGGCAAGGCTGATATAAGAGATCTTTTAAGTGTTGAGGTAAAAAAAGCGGATGATTTTATGAGTTTAATCTAATTTACATACCCAATACATAAATCTTTTAAAGAATTGTGCTATTGTGATATGATAAGCATGTATGACAGAAGCAAGAAAAAAAGAAATTAAAGAAATGTATCTTGAGTATCTTGAGGATATTCCAGTACATAAATGGGCATCTTACTACTGCCGGATAAGCGAGGATACATCAAAAAGACTTAGAGATGAAGACTCTGAGTTTGCGGACGCTTGTAAAGCAAGAATTTCCGCCTTTGTAAGACGTACTGCAAAGCGAGCAAAACCAGAATTTCAGCTTGAAAGGCTTTTGAAAGAAGACTTTAGCCAGCTTACAAAAACAGACATAACCTCAAACGGACAGACCATAACACCAGTCTTAGTTGAGTTTCTAAAAAAAGAAAACAAAGAAAATGAGCAATCAGAATAAGCCTATTGTCATAAAGATCCCTGAAGAATTTGAACGGCTTTTTGATACCGATTGGAGAGAAGCCGCAGTTTGGGGAGGGCGTTTTAGTTTAAAATCACACACTGTGGCAAGAGTATTGCTTATTAGAGCAAGACAGAAAAAAACAAGAATAGCCTGTTTTAGAGAGTTTCAGAACTCAATTGCTGACTCATCACATGCTTTGCTTGCTGACTTGATCAGAAAATACGAACTGCATGACTTTGTTGTAACTGACAAGGCCATTGTAAACACAGTGACTGGATCTGACTTTATTTTTAAAGGCTTACACCGCAACGAGCAAAGCATAAAATCAATTGAAGGCATAGACATAGCATGGGTTGAAGAGGCACAGACTGTAAGTCAAGAGTCTTTAGAGGTATTAACACCAACAGTTAGAAAGAACGGTAGCCAGCTTATTTTCACGTATAACAGGCTTCTGGAGGACGACCCTATACATACCCGCTTGGTGATTGAAGGACGCCCCAATTGCCTTAAAATCAACGTCAATTACGATGTAGCCTTAAAATATGGATTTTTACCAGAAACTATACGCCAAGAGATTGAGGATGACAAAGCAAACAGACCCAACCTTTACAAGCATAAATGGTTAGGTGAGCCAAATACAATGGAGGCAAAGATTTTTAAAGACTGGGCTATAGTTGACTCAATCCCACATGAGGCGCGACTTGAAAAATATGGCCTTGATTTTGGATACACAAACGACCCAACAGCTCTTATTGCCGTCTATTACTACAACGGCGGATATATACTTGACGAGATCTTGTATCACAAAGGCATGGATAACCGCCAGATTGCAAACATATTAAGATCGCAGCCTAAACAAGTTCTTGTAAAAGCAGATAGTGCAGAGCCAAAAAGCATTGCTGAGATCGCCTCTTATGGCATTGTGATAACTGGATCTAAAAAAGGCAAAGATGTTAAAGGCTGGGGCATTCAATACATCCAGAACTTGAGAATTTCAGTGACTGCGCGGTCCATAAATTTGATAAAAGAATACAAAAATTACATGTTTGACCGAGATAAAGACGGAAGATTGCTAAATGAGCCGATTGAAGTAAATGATCATGCAATGGATGCTATACGATACGCCCTTGACGATCTGATACATGCTGACTTATCAGCTCAAAAAAAATCAAAATACGGCACAGGTGATTATATTTTTGAAAGACTACAAGAAGAAAACATGATAGGGGGTGACAGCTATTACTAAAAATGGATAAAACCACAAAAGACCATGTGCTTACAGTCATTCAAAAGCACTTCAAATTTAATATTGCAAAACGTTTGCGAATAATCAATGAAAAGGATAAATTCAGAGTAAAAGAGGACGAGGAACTGTCAAAAATGGCGCGCTCCGGACAGAATAATTACGAGGTGTACTTTGACAATGTATTTGTTGCTTTTTTCAATGATAAAGCAAATCCGCGAGTTGTTGAAATGCGC